AACTGGTAAAGTAAAAGTTAAATCTGCAGTAACACTTGCTGGTGCTTTTAATGCTACATAATTAGTTCCATTAGCAGTTGTTTCTCTAAAACGAATTTCTTTTTGATTGTCTATAATTAAATTCACTGTTGTTGTATTTACTGTATCTGAAAGTGTTAAAACCGTTCCTGTTGCAGTAGTTGATAGTCCAGTAATTGATACTGTTGAATCTAACCAATTTACTGTGTTAGCTGTATGGTCAATAGTTGCTAAAGATATATCATCAGCACCATCATAATATTTTAAAGTTGGAGACGTTGCAGTTGTTGTATCTAACCAAAGCTGACCAGCTACTGCACCTGTTGGTCTTGATGTTCCTGAATTTGTTGTTTGAACTGCTGATAGTGCGTTGTTAAGATCAGATCTAAAAGAACTGAATCCTTGATTTGCTATGTTATAATCGTGTTGTGCCATATTCTATCTAATATCCTTTAGCTAAGTAATCAAAAGTTTTGCTAACTCCTGAACTTGCACTATTTTTAAATGCAACATTAAAACCATTAACAGTTTTACTTGAAATTGTAAAGAAGTCTCCTGTGTTCATACCTTGTGCTGTTATTCCTACTGCATAATTTGAAGAATAAAAAGGATAAGTAAAAGTTACTGCATAAGTTCCTGTTCCTGAAATAATATCATTTCCACTAAATATTCTATCTTCCATATCTAGTGTAACTGATAAAGCTGATACAACTGGAGTAGAAGATAAATCAGATGAAGTCATCATAACCCTAAATTTATAATATCTAGCTGTGTAATCACCAATAACAAAGTTTCTATAAGAACTGTAAGTTATATTATCATTAGATAAAGCTATTTCTAAATGTGCATTACAATTAGCTGGTGCATCTCCGTCAAAGTTAGAAGCCCCATCATCAAAGTTTCCTGTTCTTGAATCAAATAAATCATCTATGTTATCAGCAGTCTGAGTTATAAAAGCAGTTACTCTTGTTGTATAAGTTGCACCAAGATCAATCGGATTTGCAAAATAATAATAACCTAATGGATATAAGTCATAAGCAGTCAAACCAGAATCAAAGAATGATGTACCTGAATCAAAGTTACCTATTGCTGAATCAAATAATTCTGAAGAATCTAATCTAATTGTATTGTCTAAAACAACAGTTCTGTAAGTTGTTCCTGCAAATGTAGGAGATTCAGTTTGTGTTGCAACTGCATTAAAGTTTCCAATATCATTTATGTTTGTAGCTATAATAGATTCGTTAGAAGAATAGTTACCATTTTTATCTACTGCTTTTATTAAATAGCTTCCTGTTCTAGCTGGGACAGTTATGCTGGTTGCAGGTCTAGCAACTTTTTCTACTAAAGAAATTGAATCTGCCCAATCAGCACCTGATGTTACTGGAGAATATCTAATTGTATAATGTGCTAAATCTAAATCACCTATTTGTGTCCAAGCTAAGTGAGCATCACTACCAACAATGTTACAAGAAAAATCCTGTACATCTTCTGGTGGTGCTGTTCCACCAATAATAGTTCTTGTTGCTGAAGTGTATGTAGAACCAACTCCTAAAGTATTAAATGCTTTTACTCTTACGTTATACGTTAAACCATCTATTACGTTTAATATTCTTTGGTTTAATCCTTTTCCTTGTCCATGAATAAGATAGTCAGTAGCTGTACTTAGTTTGTATTCAACTTGGTAGTAATCTACAAAACTATCTGGTGATGAACCAATAGTAACGTCTAAAGCTGTAATAACAACTCCATCACTATAAAGAATTAATTGATCGCTTAATGTAACTGAAGCTGGTGCAGATACTGAAAATGGATTTGGTAATACAGTATCATTTATTGTAGGTACTTGTGATTTTGATTCCCAAGTATAAAAGTTATCTTGATGTTCTTCTAAGCCAAGATTTACTGTGCTGTCAGCATTAATAGATAATGACATAACTCTAAATGGTTTTTCACTAAAACCTGCTGTATCATAAGTTGCTGTTACTATGTCCCCAATAGCTAAGTTTAATCCTTCTGAAGTAATAGTTACTTCTGCCTTTAAACAATTTCTTGATCTCTTTAATATGTTCTCGCAAATTTCTTCAGCTTGATAAGGTGATGTAACGTGAATCATATCAAAACTTCTTTCAAGTAAAGTATCATTATCAGCAGATAACATTGTAGCAAAACGATCTTCTACTGCTAATGCAGAATCATCATAAGGTGGATATGAAACTGTATCTGATTGATAATCTTTAGAAGGGTTTGTAAATGTTCCTACAACTCTATTATATTTCTCAGATTTGTTTTCTCCTTGTAATTTAACTTCGCTTACAACATTATCTTTAGTTAGTAATAACTGTGATGAACCAGTACCTTCAATAATAACTTTATATTTACCCTGAGTGTAATTAAAGATTGCTCTCATAGGTACAAGTAATTCTCTTACGTTATCAATTACTTTTTTCTCACTATCTAATACTGCGTGTGTTTCAAATAGATTAATTGAAGCACCACTTGTGTAAGGAGTTACTTGAGTTTCGCAGGTATTTGCAGAAGTTTTAAATGAATCGTAATTAGTTTCAAATGCTGAGTTTGGTAAACCTTTTCCGTATCTAGCATTTCTTAAATAGTCTAAAAGAATTAAAGATGAGTTTTTAGAATAAGCCCAAGTAGAAGAAGTATCTTCTCTTTGTGAACCTGAACCACCTTTTGTAGAATCTGCTCTTGGGTCGTAAATCTTTTTGCCTTTTAATGTAACTCTAATTTCAGGTATTCCACTAAAAGCATCTTGATTCCATTTTAAACGTATAGCTAAATAAGCAAGACCAGATAATTTATGATTAGAAGTCCAATTAGCTTGTTCTTGTAATAATGAAGATGCAGATTGATTATCTAAACCATAGAATCCTTGAACAGATATTAAGCTTGTTCCATCTTTATAAAAGTTAGCATCTGAACTATTTACTGTTCTTAATGTTCCATCAGTTAATGCACCACTCCAAGTTACTAGTTTGTCATCAACATAAATCTCATCTATGCTTTCAATTCCTGCACCACCACCTTCGCAAAGAACTCCAGCGATATAAAGATATTGATTATCAACACCAGAACTTTCAACATAAACTCTAGTTAGTCCAACTTGTCTTTGACCATAGACAACAGGTATTGGATTATTGTTTGCGTCTTTGTTTACTAAGATACCTTTAACTTCATCATTAGATGATTGTCTTGGTGATTTAGGTTTTGGTGCAATTAAATAACTTATTGCTGTTGTTATTATGGTTGTTATAATCGCTGTTACTACTGCTTCTGGCATTATGCGTGAAATCCTCTTTTATATTTTTCTGATGTTCTATAAATATGATTATCTTCTGACATTCTAATCCATTTAACACACTCATTAACTTCAATTTTAGGTTTAAAATATTCTTTAACCCAAATCATTATTTCTTTAGCATGACTCTTTGCAACAAAAGACATAACCCAAATATTCTTTCCACAATTCCATTCATTGTCTTTTAATCTTCCACTAACTTTATATCTTTGTTGAACAATATCATTCATGTAAGCCCAACTTGTAAATCCTACATCTTCTTTTCCAACTCTATGGATTTGGTATTGATCTAAGTTAAGTGGTGGTAAAATCATTCCTGCTATTTGTGCGTAAGTATATTTATCGTATCTTGGCATCTGTCTAAATATATGTATTGCTCTATCTAAATCACTCATTAAGCTACACCCCATTTAATCTTCTGTGATGTTTGACTTGCAAACTCCATACCTTTGTCAGTTGAGAATAATAACTTTTGAGAGTTTTCAGATGTTCTTCTTCCTTGTACTTTTTCAAAATCTGCCCAATGTGAAGCTATAATAACATTGATTGATGATGTAGTTGCATTTTCTTCAAGTGAGAAGTTAGCTATTCTACCTTCAAATAATAAAAATGGGTCAGCTATTAAAGTTCCATTATCATCTAAGAAACCTCTATAAAGATTTGCAGGTTTATTCATGTAATCATTGTTTAATAAAAGACTTATGATTGTTGTATCTGCACCTGAAAATTTTAATGTAAGATTGTTTACAGATACGTCAGCAGTCTCTTGAACTTCAGAACTTCCTAAGAATAATGATGAAGATATATATGTATTTCCATTGAAGGTTAAATTAGCAAAATGATCTGTGTAATATGTTCCTGAACCTATACCTAAATAAATAAGTTCAACTGGATTTAATTTGTTTGTAGCTAATTCTGCTATGACACCAGCAGTTAATGATCTAGTCATTATAATACCTCTATAAGATCAACTTCGTATTGGAAATAATTTTCTGTACTAATATTAAACTCTTGAATATCTCCAGTTAATCCAACTGTAAAATCTACGTTAGAATAAATAAGTATTGCATTGTCAGCAACAGCAGTTCTTAATGGTGGTTCAAATGTTAATGTTCCTTGACCAGAACCATTAGAACTTACATCTGCAACGCACATATAAACTTTGTTTTGACCAGTAAATCTAAAATAATCACCAGCTTTAAATATACCTGATGTACTATTTGCCATTCCATCTATTGCAACTGAAGTAACTCCTGCACTTATAGCACCATTAACTCTAATAACTCCTGAAGCAACTCCTAATGATGTAGATATAGTTGGTGGAGAATATTGGAAAGATTCCATTTGTGATCTTTGTTTTAATATGAAAGCATTAATAGGTGCAAACTCAGTTCTTGTCATAACAGGGAATCTAAGTCTTAATCTAAATTTCTGTGCATCTATTTGTCTTGCTTGTCGTCTACCAGAAGCTGTTGTTGTAACAATAGTATTTTGATTAGATGAAATAGCTACTGAACTTGGTGCTGGACTTGATGGGAATGTTCCACTCATACTACGTTTGATTTACCTTTCGCATTAGCACCTTGATTAACTAAGTTAATTATAGTTGCTCTATTATCTATTAATAATTCTCTAATACCTCTAACATCATTTGCTTGAATATTAAATGTTATATTAGTTCCCATATTTGTTAAATCATGGTTTGGTATAAGAGTTCCATTTGTAGAAGGAATAAATAATTCTCTACCACGTTCACCAACCATATAAGGATTACCACCAGTCATAGAACCACCTTCTGCACCATAAGGAACATCTACACCGCCACCACTATTACCAAAGAAACTTTTTCCTATGTTAAATAAATCACCTAAAAATCCACCACCACTAGAAGAAGAAGATAAAGATGCTTGTGATATTTTTTCTGCTGTTATTTGTTTTTCAATAGCAAGTTGTTTAAACAATTCTGTTGTTTGAAGTTGTTTCCAAAAATAATTTAATGTTTCTCTGGCTATTAATTCAATAGCTTGTTTTAAAATAGATACTAATAAACTTTGTGCTAGGTTTCTAAATACATCTTGTAATTGCTTACCAAGAACTATTGATTCTGCTAACTTCTGTGAAAAATCTCCTATACCAGCATTAAGAGTTTCTGTTATTGTTTTTGTTAAACCTGCTGTTGTTGAAAATGAATCATTTATTCTGTCAATTTTGTTTTGATTATCTTCAATTACTCTTTTTAAAACTAATTCAAGATCAAGTATTGGTGTTATTGTCTTTTCTGTTTTTGGTAATCCAGTAGATACACCTGTTATCTCTGTTGGAGATGTAACCATTCCCTCAACATTTAATGGTATTCTTTTGCCAGTTATTTTATTGTAAAGTTTAGTATATTCATTTGCAAATTGATTAAATTCTTTTCGTAAATCTTTAAGAATATTATTAAAGAATAATAAAGCACCACTAGCTGTTGTAAGTGCAAATTCTGATAAACCACCAAAAAATTTTAATAGTGGTTCTCCCTCTTTGTTTAGTGTAGCAAAGGCATCTGCTAAATCATTAACTCCCTGTGTAAGACCATTCTTTCCTAAATTTAATAATGCTAAATCTGCTTCTTTACCAATTCTTGATAATGCAACTGATAAATTGTTTGCTCTTGCTTCTGTTGCACCTGAAAATGATTTTTCTAAACCATTCAATAAAGCATCTAATATTTTGTTAGCACCTCTTGTAGTTTCTGCAAATTTTTCAATACCATCTTTTGATAATCCTAATTCATTTTCTAATATTTTAAATGCAGGTATTCCTTTTGATACTAATTGAGTTAAAGCTTGTATTCCTAATCCACCTTGAACTCCTTTAGCAAAAAGTCTTGTTAAATCATTTAGTGTATCTAATTGATCTGTTGATGCAGAAGCAGTATCTGTAAATATTTTTAAAATTCTTTCAGTTGGTGCTATTCCAGCAGTAGATAATGTAATATATGCGTTAGCTAAATCTTGAACTGTAAAAGTAGATCGTTTTGTTGAATCAATTAAATAATTTAATACTTGTGTTCCATTTTCAACAGAACCAGTTACTCTTGATAAAGTAGTTTGTAAGTCTTGGAATTTTTTAGTCTGGTTTATTACACCATTTATAGTTGCACCTGTGGCAAATGCTAATATTGCATTTTTAAGTGTAAAAAAACTTCCTGCAACATTATCTGTGGTAGTTCCTATGCCTTTGATATTATTTTTTACATCTGTAAGTGCTTTTGAAGCATTATCTATTGCATTAAGTTTTATATTTAGTTGCTGATCTGCCATGTAGTTTCTCTTTATCTGCCTTCACTTTAAAGTAAGCTATCCAATAATAAAATTCATCTTGAGTCATCAAGAGAACTTCTTCCATACTT